GACGGCCGCATCCATGCCGCCTGCGCGGTAGTCCTCGGTCTTGATCTTGAGCTTGGGCGGGGTGACTTCGGTGGCCGTGCCCGCGAGGTTCGTGCCGTCGACGAACAGGTTGAAGTTGTAGAGAGTCTCGGGTACCAACATGCACCTCCGTTATTTGGTGTCGAGCACTTCGGTCAGCCACTCGTTGGTGACCTCGAAGCGGAAGATCGGGTTTTCTGCCGGGATGACGTCGGTAAAGCGCACGTTCCACACGACGCGGCCCTGCTCGATCTGGCTGGCGGTGTTCAGCACCGGGTCTGCATAGACCTCGAAATTGATCAGCGCCCCCGCGTTGCGCTGGTCGCGCATGAACGCCTGCAGCCCTTCGGTGACGTCATGGACGTACGTTTTGGTGATGCCACGATCGACGGCCCACTTGTGGCCGGCCTGCGCCGCATCCATGAGGATGTCGAGCGTGCGCACGCGTGTGACGAACGACCATTTCGGATCGGCCGACAACGTGCGGTTGCCCCATAGGCGGTAGCCGCCATCGCGGATGATGGTGGCGATGCGGGCCTCGTTGAGCAGGTTGGCGCGGCAGGTCGGATCGTTGTCGAGGAACTCGATGGGACGGCCGGTGCCGGTGATGCCGACGAATTCCTTGTTGGATGGCGACGCCCAATAGCCGTACTGTGCATCGGTGTACGCAAACAGGCCTGCAACGAAGGCGGATGCCGGCGCGTCCACCTCCGCGTCGGCGGTGGTGTCCCACGTGCGCACGCCGGGGTCGACCATGTACAGGCGTTTGGACCCAAAGTTGCGCGCATACGCGAGCGCGGCCTCGTCGGTGGTGTTCGGGCCCTCGATGATGCCCACCGCGCGCAGCTTGGTCGCAAGTCCATCCATGGCCGTTGCGACCGGCTGGCGCGACGAGAACCCGGGTGCGATCAGCAAGCGCGGCTGCACGTTAAAGCGCGATTTGGCATCGAGCATCGATTGCAGGCCGGTGCGCACGCCGCCGGCCGTGACGCCGCCGATGATGCCGGAGGTGAGCGCGTTGGCGTCTTTGGACTCCGCCACACCGGTTGCCACGATGACTGCCGAGGTGCGCGCATAGATGGCGTTGATGGCGCGGGTGATGGCGCTGTTCTGGCCGAAGGCCTGCGCGGCCTCGCGCGGGTTGGTGATCTGCACCGGCATATCGGGCTGGGCGAGATCCGCGCCGGGGGTGTAGGTGTCGACCAGGCCGATGATGGACGACGACGGCACGGCAATGGGCCGTGGGCCGCTGTCGACGATCGTGGTGGTAATGCCGTGGAAGAATGAAGATGCCATGCGGCTCCTCGAGGGGAAATGGAAATGAAAAAGCCCCGCGCGGTGGCGGGGCTTGGTGGGTGCGGGGTAAGCGCGCTGAGGGCCAGCGCACGATGTCGACTTAGTCGATGTCGATCTCGATGGGATAACGTCCGTCGCGCGGCACATGTGCGAGGCGCGTGCGCCGGTGACTCTCGTTACGGTAGGGAGCGATGCGTCGGTTTCCTATGGGGCTTGCGTCATGTGTCGGAGGTCTGGGTCTCGGTGTTGTTCGCATCCACCGACGCCTGGGCCGCTTCGGCGGCTGCAGCCTCCTCGGCGCGCTCTTTCTCAAGCTGCTCTGCCGCCGCCTTTTCGGCGAGTACCTTGGCTGTCACGGCCTCTACATCGGGCTCATCAGGCCAACCGATGTGCTCAGGAAAGGTCGGCTCAGACAGGACGCGCACGAGATCCATCTGATACGCAGCCCACGCCTTGAAAATTGCCACCTCCACGTCGGACAGCAGTCCTGCGGCGTAAGCATCGGCTTTGCCGGCGTTTGCCTGTCTTGCGATTTCCATCTTTTCATTGAAGGCGGCCATCGCTTCATCGCGCGCACGCTTGGCAACCTGCTCGGCGGACAACTGCCACGTGCCTTCCTTCCAGACGTGGTCATTGGAGGGACGCGGGTCAACTGTCAGGCCGATGTCCTGCGGGCGGATCCCAGGTGCGACAATTTCCGCCCGCTCGCCCGTGTCGGTTCGATACAGCACCTTGCCTCGAAAGTCCGGCAGCAGGACCCATGCGCCGTCGCTAAAGAAAGGCCACGTTTCGGCGGTGCGCTCTGGTAGCACCTGATCTGTAGCGAAGGCTGGCAACAGCCAGCGCCCCGGGGAGCGCGGATCTGCATCGGCCAGCTGGCTGCCGCAGTACTGGCCTGTCTGGTTGTCGTAATGGTGAATCAGCATGTGAACCCTCAGAATGCGCGGATCATGGCGAGCAAGGCGACATTGCGCATGCGCGCCTCCGTGCCCCCGTCCGCGTTGATGGTGATGACGTGGCTGTGCGAGCCGTTGGCGCCGATGCCGACGTTGTGGCCGTGCGAACCGTTGCCGTCCAGGTAAACGGTGTGGCTGTGGTTGCCGTCGGTTGAGCTTGTGGCCGACCAACTGCCGCCTGCATCGCGGTATGACCAATTGCCGACCGGGGCAACTGGCGTGGTGCCACCGATGCCGTGCGCGTGCGCACCCCCTACCGAAGTGGAACCCGAGTGTGAGTGCCAGCCCTGGGCGTCTGTCCACGCCAAGTGCGCATGTTCGCCAGCCGCAGCGCTTGAGCCAGCGTGCGTGTGCTGCCGGTTCTGGCTGTCTTGCCATGTGCCGACGCCGCGGTTGCCATCGATGCCACGCCCGTCGTCCCAGCACCGCAAACCTTCGCCGCGGAACTCCGGCAGCCGAAAGGTAGACTGCCCGTCTCCAATGGAGAAACATCCCCACGCGTTCGCAGACCATTCGGCCTCGGTCACCATGGCACCGGTGCCCTGCGCATAGGCGAATAGCTCTGGGTAGTCGGCGCGCATGAGCAAAGCTCCGTTCAGCCGCAAACAGCCCGCGCGAGGCAGCGTGCGCACCTCAAAGAAGATGCGCCCCACTTCGTTGCCGGTGACGGCAGACGCCACGTAGGCGCGCACAAAGGCAGTGTTTGCCGCCTGCAGGCTGTTGTCGCCAATGGCAGGTGTCGGCACCCGCGGTACACCAGTGAACTCGGGGCTGTCGGTGGCGGCAAGCTTGCGCCAGGGCACCCACGCCCCGTTCAGCAGGCGGCGGGTGTAGACGTCATTGGTGTCTGCATGCGCGAGCTGATAGACGGTGGTCCCGTGCTCGCGCCATACCTTCAGCAGGCCGTAGACGGACGGCCCATTGGTGTTCGTCGCGTTGTAGTAGTACTCGCCGGGCTCTGTCACCGCGTTCAGATCGCCGACAATCCTGTTGGTCAGGCTCAGGTCTGCGCCGATGCCCGCCGCCCTGCCTTGCGCCACCGTCACAGCGTCCGTGATGCCGTAGCCCGCGAGGGTGGTCGCCTTGTCCGCCTTTTCCTCAAGCGCCAGGCGCAGTACCTGCACCTCGTCGTCGACATACTCGCGCGTTGCCACCACCACGGCCGGGTCGATCTTCAGAACGATATTGCCCGCTGCCTTGTGGATCAGCATCATGCGGAAGAACTGCCCGCGCCCGGAGCCCTCAGCCAGCACAGGCTTGTAGCTGGGTGGCACGTTGGCCACGGCGAACAGCTCGCCATCTTCGTCGTACAGGCCCAGCTCGCGCGACCACCAGCCGCCTACCTCTTCGGGCAGGTAGATCTCGGCGATCACGATGCTTGGGTTTTTCTCGTCGCGGACGAGGCGATTCAGTGGCCGGCGGTGGCGTTCGCGCACAAGTGCGCGCTGCGCGGCGCTCGGCATCACATCCACATCCGCGCCGCCATCGATGCCGCCGTCGCCCACGGCCATTTCGGTGAGCGGGACCATCGTATTGGAGACGAGCGTACGGGCCATCTTGGCCTCGCCCGTCTCCGTCAAAGTCGCAAAGTACTTAGCCATTCGATACCGTAGTGATTTCAACAACGTGGGCAGCCACCGCGATATGCGTGGCGCCTTCTGTGGCGATTGCCTCGGGCATGTACGGGTACACCGTTACGGTGTCGCCCTCCAGGCAGGCAGCGTGCGTGCCGGCGTGGGCGGCGATCTCTGCGCTGAGCGTGAGCCCGGTCAGGTGTCTTGATAGCGGGCGCACGTCGTCGACGATCTGCTCGATCTCGCCGTACGTCGCTTCAGTCGCGCCCGTGTTTTCGATGCCGACGTCGAGCGTGAACGTGCCGCGTCTGCCAGGCGGCTGCGTTTGCCACCACTCCTGAATGGTCAGCCGGTAGCCCAGCGGTTCCAGCGCGCGACGCAGCGCCCCTGCCGTGCCCTTGCGCTGGTGCACGGCAAACGCGTCTCGCACAACGCGGCGCTTGACCTCTTCCGGCCAGTTGGCGTTCCAGCGGTCCACCGAGCGGGCGCTTGCCAGGTATGGCAGCAGCGGCACGGGGCACGTATCCGCATCCCACAACTGATTCAGCGGGACGGGGGTATCGAGCAGCGTCAGGATCGTTTGCGCCAGTGCCCGTTCAAGCGGCGTCGCGTTGGCGGGCAGCAGCGTTTTGTCACTCATCGGCGCCCCCGACAACGACCTCGATGCCGGTGCAATAAGACGCCTCCGTCAGGTCGACGATGATGTCTTCCGCTGGCTGGGTCACTTCCACGCGCTGCACGCCCGCAACGTGCGCGGCTGCAAAGATGGCCGAGCGGCGGACGTCTCGGCCAATGCGACGTTGTTCCTGCGCGTAGGCTTGGAGCCGCTCCCACGCGGCGGCCACCATCGGTTCTGCCTCGGGGCCGGGGTAGTGGTACAGCACGACGCGCAGCGGGTATCGGATAATGCGCGCCGCCTGCACGGTCAGCCGGTCGGCCAGCGGGCGGACGTCTTCATCGCTCAACGCCTGCCGCACGCGCTCGACAAGCTCGTCAGACGCGGTGCCGTCGCCCTCGTTGCTCAGCACCGAGACGATGACTTCCGCCGGCGCTGGCGAGATGGCCCGAGCGTCTGCCACACGGCCGTCTGCAGCGCGTGCGTGCAGCTCATAGGCTGCGCGCGGGCCGGCGACGGACAGGCGTTCGAATGCGCCCTGTGCGCGCGTGCGCAAGCTGGCTTCGGATTCCATGACGGGCGCGACCGGTG